AGCATTTCTTTCTTGGCTTCAAGGGGCGCTTTGAAGTTGCCTGCGGTGATAACAGGATTTTTCGGAATGTATTCCATTTTCACAGCATAGTTCATCATTGCACGAAATTCGCCATAAATGTTCTTTCGAGTGACGATAGCCAATCCCTGTTCTGACAGCTCCTGCTTCCATTTCTGCACCATTGGTACGTTCAGATTATCTATCCTAACGCTTTCAAAGGTGGGCAGGACGTTCTTTTTCAGTATTCTTAGGGACTTGTCCAGTGATGTTTCACGGACCTCTGAACACTTGGCGGTGATGTACTCCGTGAATAGCTGTCCGATAGTCATTTTTGGAGCAATCTCTTTAGCATTGAGCTTTTGTGTAAGCTGGAGTTCAAGCTGCTTAGCCGTCTCTGCACCGAACGCCACACGGTCTATCTGATGAGACTTTCCGAAACTGTCCGTATAATTGATACGCACACGATATTTTTGCAGGCCGTCTTTTCTGATGTTCTTTCCGTTCTTGTCCGTCATTTTGTAGATCGGCATAAATATTCCTCCTATTCTTGACACTCCAAAAAAAGTGTGCTACAATAAAAGGGCAGAATAAGCCCTTTTGTGGTGATTGGGTTTTGTTCGTTTTGAGCTGATACTGTCAATATCAGCTCACCTGTCCTCTGAGTGCTGTCAACGCTCGGAGGACTTTTTTTTATGATTTTATTCTGTATTTTCTCGGTGTACGAACAATGATAGTTATCATATCATTCTCGTTTTGCACTATATCAATTACTTTCGCTTTGGTTATTTTGGAAATTGCTTTCTTCTTTGCCTTTACATTCTCGATGTCATCTGCAAATTTTAATTTAAGGGTAAACGATAGTGTTTTGGTATTAGTATTTATATCTTCTATCCTTGAATAAATTCCACACTTTTCGAGATAAGCAACTAGCATTGTAGATGAGCCGGTCAAATAAGATCTAAATAAATTAAGCTTATCATCAAATGACTTTTCTGTTTTATCAACCATATGTGAAAGCGTATCTCTGTCCAACAGCTCTATATCATTCACCTGTGCAAGCTGTTTGGCAGGCTCGGTAAAATACTGATTTGTCATAACGGCACCTTTGTCACATTGGTAGTACGCAAGTCCGCCGACAACTTCTTGTATAGGGGTGTTGTCAAGTTTGTGATTGTATCGCTTGCATTGTATCGCATATCTGACCTTGTCTTTCTCTGCAATGACATCAACGCCAAAGTCACCGGAGCTTCTTGTGACCTTAACGTGTTTGTAGCCGTTGGCTTTCAGAATATCAGCACAGGCATATTCAAATTGGTGTCCGTCCATTTTATCAAGTTGTTTCAAAGTATACTTTCTGTGAAGCTTGCGGTAAATGGTGCAGACCATGCTTATGAATATGATAACGCCGATCACGATAGCAACTACCATAAGGTTATGTTTGGCTCGCTCGGATATGTGAGTTCTAATAAGGTCTATGATAAGAGCGATTATGCAGACAAATATCAGATAGCCGAATATAGTGGCAATGCAGCCTGGCTCTGATTTGCGTTTCTTTGAGGACATTCTGTCACCTCACAAGCTGCTCATAAAGCAAACAGCCTTGCCGAGAATGCGTATAGTGTCAAGCTCCTCATTGATATACACAAGTGGCTCATACGCAGGATTTTCAGGATTGAGGATAAGCTTATGCTTTTCAGGATAATAATAGACCCTTTTCAGCGTTGCCTCATTATCAATTATCACTGCTGCGATCTCGCCGTTTTCGACCATTGGCATTTGTCTAATAAATACGATATCTCCGTCAAATATTCTTGCGTTTATCATACTGTCGCCCTTAGCTTTAAGGCAGAAGTCAGCGTGGATATCAGTGTCAGCCATTATGTAGCTCTCGTGATCCTCATCTGCAAAAATAGGTTTGCCGCAAGCTATCTCGCCGACCATAGGAAACTTTTTAAGTGCAAGCGGTCTGATATTGTCAAAGTCATTGAAAATGCTATCAGACGTATCCTCAACAGTTTCTTCACCTGTGATAAGTGAAACAGGATTGAGTTTAAGCACCTTTGCAAGTTCGGATATCTTATCCCTTTTCATATTTGATATAAAGCCGTCTTCCCACTTCTTTACTGTACTCTTGCTAACGCCAACAGCATTGCCCACATCTTCAAGAGTAAGTTCGAGTTCTGTTCTTCTTTTATTTATAAGTTTTCCTATGTCCATAATTTGTGACCTCCTGATTTGGATTGATTATATTATAACATATAAGTTTCTAAAATGCAACTACTTTTTCAAAAAAGTGAAAAAAGTTTCCTAAAGGGGTTGACAATGCTATTTTGATATGATATACTGAAAGTGTCCTAAAGGAAACAAAGACAAGAAAGGACGGTGAAAGCAATGAATATTAATGACCTTAATGCGGAGATAGCAAGGTGTGGTCTGACCATTCCAAAACTCGCTGAGCTAATAGGATTGGACAAGAAAACGCTGTATTCTCGTATGAAAGGGGAAACTGCGTTTAAGCAGCCTGAGATCGCAAATATCTCCAAAGTGCTGAAACTTACGCAAGAAAAGATACTTGATATTTTTTTTGCAGACGCAGTTTCTTAAAGGAAACAAGTGATTAAAAAGGGGGTGAGGGGAAGTGTGGATGATAGCCACAATTACTTTCAGTATAATATTTGTTGTTGTATTGTCAATAAGTTTTTCGTGGCTTGCAATGATCATGATAGCAAAAGAAAAGCCCAAAGTTAAAGAGATACTCAGGGCTTTTGAAAACGGAATAACATTCACAGCGTGTGTGCTGATTATTATTTGTCTTGTCTTAGAATTGTCTTAATTCAAATAATCTGAAAACAATTCAAATAAATCTTGAAACTTTTTGGAAACGAAGTCGATACATTGCCATAGTGTTGCAATCTCAATAAACACTTTTATGAAAGATTTACCTAAATTAATAGGCTTTTTGATTTGCGAAGTTATATTGGCATTTTGAACCGGTACTTCAATAGTGCCATCATTAATTTCGTCACACAAATCACACAACTTGTTGTAAAAGCTTACAGGAATAGGTCTGTTTTCATCAACAAGCTTATGCAGTAAATCTTTCATCGGCATAGACAATTCTTCATAAGTTAGACATTCCAGTTCACCATATGTGAAATTCGTTAATTCCCCATAAGTCACAAGTATTCCTCCTTTCCTGTTTGATATTCCAATTATATCACACAGAAACGGAGATTTCAACGATAAAACGGACAGGAAAGAAAAGGGGTGAGGAATTATGTTTGATGAGTTTCGGCAAAAAGTCAAAATGATTGCGAAATCAAAGTGCTTAACGTATGCTCAAATAGCTGAGAAATCAGGTGTAAAGGAAAGTACAATAAAAGCATTTATGTGCGGCGCAACTGATAGCAGGCGTGTTGCTGAAAAAATAGCAGCTGTACTCGGTGTAGAGATCGTGTACAGCAACGGTAAGTACAAAATCAACAGTAATAAGATAGAGAAAGAAGGTGAACCAATGACAAACAACATTGAATTGAGGGGCTGCGACAGTGCAATGACAAGACAGGTCATTGTCACAAAAGCACTTAAAGGCTCAGGAAAAGAAAATGACCCATATCGAGAGGTCACGCAGTATTGGTCTTTGACAGGCAAGCTGCTTTTTGAGCTGACAGACGATGACGGACAATAATACTACCCAACAGCCACAAAATATAAAACGAGGAGGAATAAAAATGAGGTCACCTGACATTGAAATGGCAGTGCGGCTGTACTATGAAAAGCCCGAGATAACCAATGCGGATATCAAGGAGCTGTTCGGCACAGGTGAAACGCAGACTATCAAGATCAAGAAAGCTGTTAAGGAAGAAATGGCAAATCGTGGTGTGAAGTCATGGTTGCCGCACTCGGTCAATACCGAGATAGCCTACGAGGTGTGGGGCATTGATATCGACAACTTCGAGAAAAGGCTTAAAAAACTCCGCACACTTTACGGAAAGGACGTGAGAAAATGATAGCCGTACTAGAGATAATCAGATGTGCCGCAGCGGTAGCGCTCGTTGTGGTGCTTGCAATGTATGTAGCGTACAGGTGGTATGTAAGCGTAAAAGAAACTGCCTACGAGGAAGCTGAGGAGAGCATAAAGCGTGCGGTGAGAGAAGCAGGCAGACCCATAGTCAAGGTCGAAATACAGACGAAAGGAAAGTGGTAAAATGGCACTGATATTGCTGATAACAATAGCCGTGCTTGCAGGCATAGATGTAGTGATGTATCTTGTGCTGATCGTGGTGGATAGGCACTGGGAGAAACGTTTTGAAAACGAGGAGGACAAGAACAATGAAAGTTCTGATAGCCTGTGAAGAATCACAAGAGGTCTGCAAGGCATTTCGTGCAAAAGGTCACGAATCATATAGCTGCGACATTCAGATGTGTTCAGGCGGTCACCCTGAATGGCATATATGCAATGATGTTTTGGATATTATCAATGGCAATACCGATTTCTTCACCTGTGACGGCAAGCAGCATACTGTTGAAACATGGGATATGATTATCGCACACCCACCGTGTACATACCTGACCAACGTGGCTACACGCCACTATAGTTTGAAATGCACACCCGCTGAAAAGGTGGTCGAGCGTATGAAACACCGTGAAGAATCAATAGTATTTTTTATGCAGATTGTGTCGGCGAACGCGTCGAAAATTGCAGTGGAAAACCCTATAGGGCGTATGAATACTGTATTCAGAAAGGCAGATCAAATAATTCACCCATATATGTTTTCAAACGGACCGGAAGACTCAGAACAGTTTGTCACAAAGGCGACGTGTTTATGGCTAAAGGGGCTGCCTGTCCTACGACCAACATATACAGGGGACAAGCCTGATAATGGCAAGCTGTTTGGACGATATTCTAATGGTAAATCACGCACATGGGAAGAAACACGTCATTCTGGCAAAGATCGTGCTAAGGTAAGGAGCAAAACGTTTAAAGGTATTGCTTTTGCAATGGCTGAACAATGGGGAAATATTAAGGAGGATAACGATGATAGTGATGAGAGAGGTATTTAAGAGGGACAAGCCCCTTGACAACGGCAGTGGAGCGGTAAGCCTTTGCGTGTTCCATTCAAATGTCAAGTCTGACGAGTGCGGTGCACTGACAGTAACGCCAACGAGAGATTACTGCCGCAGATGTGCATTCTACAAGACTCGTGAGGACTTCGACAGAGGGCTTGGCGATGCCGCAAGGTCGCTGAGGGATAAGGGACTTGAGCCTGTGAAGAAGATGGACTATGACGGCAAGCAGTATATGAGCGTACAGCCGATAAAGGAGGATAACGATGGATAAGAGATTCACGGACGAGGAAGTCGTAGAGGCGGCACTTTGCTGCACAGCAAATGCTTGCGAAACCTGCCCGTTTATAGTTTTAGGAGCAGGGTTTAAAAAATGTGTCATAAAATTTTCAGAATACATAGCAAACAACACAAAAAACGAGCCTGCACCTGCGGCAACAGGTACAAGCTCGGAGGTATCTGTAAAAGAAGATACCGATAACATACAATTTAATGGTAGCACAAAAGAGCAGATTTGTCAAGCATATGATACCGCAGACAAAGCCTGTGCAGATATACTCGATATCTATGAGGGAATGCCGGCATGTGAGCGTAGAGCCTTTGATATCGGAGAGGCATACGGAAAAATATTCAGCACAAGGGATAAGCTTGAAAAGTTGAGAGGCGGTGACGGCAAATGAAAGGCTTGCCGACACGCTGTATAGATCCTGTCATGAAGTGCTGTCAGGATTGCGCTTGGGGATATCGTGAATATGGCGATGACGTGGAATGCTATGCAGACACGCAAGGCTGCTGCTTTGACACGGTATGCACACTTGGATATGATAAAGGCAGACCTGAGGACGAATCAACAGAAGATGAAATAAGACAATTTGAAAAAGAAATGAGGAGATCTGAATGTCAGTAAAAATAAACTCGCTTGAATTTGAGAACGTAAAGAAGATAAAGGCCGTACAGCTTGAGCCTGCAAAGAATGGGCTTACTGTTATCGGCGGTAAGAACAGGCAGGGCAAGACCTCTGTCCTTGACGCTATCGCTTGGGCGCTTGGCGGTGACAAGTACAAGCCGTCCTCTCCTCAGCGTGAGGGGTCTGTTGTCGAACCGCACTTGAAGATCACCCTCGATAATGGTATCGTGGTGGAGCGTTCGGGCAAGAACAGCTCTCTCAAAGTCACCGACAGCACAGGCAAAAAAGGCGGTCAGCAGCTTTTGAACAGCTTCGTGGAACAGTTCGCACTTGACCTGCCTAAGTTCATAAATCAGTCAAGCAAGGAAAAAGCTTCAACTCTGCTGAAAATAATCGGCGTGGGTGATACGCTCTATCAGTTGGAACATAAGGAACATTCTCTCTATGACCAGCGTACTGCTATTGGCAGGATAGCTGACCAGAAGTCTAAGTTTGCAAAGGAAATGCCCGTGTATGCAAACGTCCCTGCCGAGCCTGTTTCGGCTTCGGAGCTTATCAGACAGCAGCAGGATATACTTGCTCGCAACGGCGAAAATCAGCGTAAGCGTGACCAGAAAGAATACTACGAAAAGCAGTTGGAGATTGCTAAGTCCGCCTATGAGCGTGCAAAAGCAAGCTATGAAGCGGCAGTGAACAACTTCAAGCTTGCAAGCCTTGACGCACAAGACCTTGTGGACGAAAGCACAGCGGAGCTTGAAAAGAACATCTCAGATATCGAGGAACTGAACAAGAAGATAAGAGCAAATCTCGACAGGGAGAAAGCTGAGATAGACGCTGAGGACTACCGTTCACAGTATACATATCTCACTGAGCAGATAGAGGACGTAAGGCAGGCTAAAACCGACCTGCTGGGCAGTGCCGACCTGCCCCTTGAGGGTCTTTCCGTTGAGGACGGAGAGCTGCTGTATAACGGGCATAAGTGGGACAGTATAAGCGGAGCAGAACAGCTTATCGTCGCTACCTCTATCGTGAGAAAGCTCAATCCTGACTGCGGTTTTGTACTGCTGGACAAGCTTGAACAAATGGATACCGACACCCTTGATGACTTCGGCAAGTGGCTTGAAGCACAGGGCTTGCAGGCGATAGCCACAAGAGTTTCCACAGGTGATGAGTGCAGTATCATCATCGAGGACGGCAGGTCAATGGACAATGATAAGGAAGAAAACACAGAAATGAAAACTTGGAAAGCAGGTGCATTTTAATGTATGAGATAACATCAGGAGTTGTAAGCTCCGCACAGAAAGTCGTGATATATGGTCCTGAGGGCATAGGCAAATCCACCTTTGCGGCTCAGTTCCCCGACCCTGTATTTATTGATACAGAGGGCAGTACAAAGAAGCTGAACATCAGACGTTTTCCTAAGCCGTCAAGCTGGGAAATGCTCAAAAACGAGGTAAAGGAAGCTATGAACGGCAGGCTTTGCAAGACCCTTGTCATTGATACATTTGATTGGGCTGAACAGCTTTGCATTGAAACTATCTGCTCGGCACATCAGAAGAAAGGCATTGAAGATTTCGGCTACGGCAACGGCTACGTCTACGAGAAAGAGGAGATAGGCAAGTTCCTTAATCTCTTGCAGGAGGTAGTTGACAGCGGTATCAACGTTGTGCTTACGGCTCACGCTCAGATGAGAAAGTTTGAACAGCCTGACGAGCTGGGCGCTTATGACCGCTGGGAACTGAAACTCGGCAAGAAAACTTCTTCTCAGATATCGCCTCTTGTGAAAGAATGGGCAGATATGGTGCTGTTTGCAAACTACAAAACATATGCAGTAGCTGTGGATAAGGACGGCAAGAAGTTCAAGGCTCAGGGCGGCGACCGTGTTATGTACACCACACATCACCCCTGCTGGGACGCTAAAAATCGTGACGGACTTCCGTCTGAAATGCCTTTTGAATATAGTGGTATAGCTCACCTGTTTGTGTATACACAGCCTGCTGAAATGCCTAAGCCTGTGACGATGCCAAGACGTGTGCAGGAGCAGCTTGCACAGCCGAAAGCAGCACCGCAGCCCCCTCATAAGACATCAAACGTAGTGACATTGCAGCAGGCTCAGCCGACAGCTGCACCAAAGGCAGAAGAACCCCTTACTGATCTCAGCGGCTTTGAGGACGTTGCACCACCTATCGTTATCCCTGAGGGCATACCGAAAGCGCTTGCAGACCTTATGAGAGCCAACAACGTAAGCGAATCGGATATACGTCTTGTGGTATCTCAGAGAAACTATTTCCCTTATGATACTCCTATCACAAACTATCCTGACGACTTCGTGCAGGGCTGTCTGATAGGTGCTTGGGAGCAAATGCTGCCGCTTATCAGAGAAAATCAGAAAGTACCATTTTAAAAGGAGGACAACACTATGGATAATTTTATGGAATACGGCTGGGAAGATGAGATAGTCAACGAGGGTGGGGACTTTGTTCTGCTCCCTGAGGGGGACTATGACTTCACCGTTGCAAAGTACGAACGTGCAAGACACGAGGGGTCGGCGAAAGTGCCGCCCTGCAATATGGCAAAGGTCACATTCACCATTTGGGGTGCAGAGGACAGCGTGGAGATAACAGAGAACTTCTTCCTCTGCAATAAGTTTGAGTGGAAGCTCTCAGCACTTTTCCTGGCTCTCGGCTTGAAAAAGCATGGCGAGCCGTTGAAAATGAACTGGAACGCTATCACAGGCAAAAAGGGCAAGTGTCACGTCTACGTTGACAACTACAAGAACAAGGACGGTGAGGACAGGCAGTCCAACAAGATTAAGAAGCTCTATGCCTATGACGAGAATGTGACTACCGTTCAGCCTGCTCAGACGCAGACACCACAGTATAGCCAGCCTGCTCAGACAGGTGGCTGGAAAGCCGGTGCGTTCTGATGATGAATTTAAGACCATATCAAAACGAGGCTAAGCTTGCTATACTCGAACAATGGTCTGAGGGAATAAACAAGGTCCTTGCAGTTCTGCCCACAGGAACGGGAAAGACAATACTTTTCTCGGCTGTTACGGAAGAATGTGTGCGGCAGGGTAAGCGTGTGCTTATCCTTGCCCACAGGGGCGAACTGCTCGACCAGGCGGCGGACAAGCTTATGAAGTCAACAGGGCTTGGCTGTGCCACCGAAAAAGCAGAGCAAAGCTGTTTAGGCTCTTGGTATCGTGTAGTAGTAGGCTCAGTTCAGACCCTTATGCGAGAGAAAAGGCTCAAAGGCTTTTCGGAAAATTACTTCGATACCATAATAATTGACGAGGCTCATCACGCTATCTCAGACGGCTATCAGAGAGTGCTTGACCATTTTCCTGAAGCTCAGGTGCTTGGGGTGACGGCTACACCTGACAGGGGCGATATGAAGAACTTAGGCTCAGTGTTCGACAGCCTTGCATATGAATACACCCTGCCACAGGCTATCAAAGAGGGCTATCTTTCACCTATCAAGGCTATAACCATACCGCTGAAACTTGACCTTTCAGGAGTATCAACTCAGGCAGGAGATTTCAAGGCAAGTGATATCGACACGGCACTTGACCCATATCTTTATCAGATAGCTGACGAAATGCTCAAATACTGTAAGGAACGCAAGACAGTTGTGTTCCTGCCGCTTGTCAAGACCTCTCAGAAGTTCCGTGATATCCTTATCAGCAAAGGGTTCAACGCCGCTGAGGTCAACGGAGAAAGCACAGACAGAGCGGAGATACTTGAAGCTTTCGACAAGGGCGAATACAATGTGCTGTGCAACTCAATGCTCCTCACAGAGGGCTGGGACTGTCCGTCAGTTGACTGCGTTATCGTGCTAAGACCAACAAAGGTGCGTGGGCTTTACTGTCAAATGGTAGGCAGAGGCACAAGACTTTGCGAGGGAAAGACAGAGCTTTTACTGCTTGATTTTCTATGGCACACAGAACGCCACGAGCTTTGCAGACCTGCACACCTTATCTGTCAGAATGAAGAGGTCGCTGAGAAAATGACCGAAAACCTTGCCAATGAGGCAGGCTGTGCAGTGGATATCGAAGAGGCAGAAAAACAGGCAAGCGAGGACGTTGTGGCACAGCGTGAAGAGTCTTTGGCAAAGCAGCTCAAAGAAATGAAAACACGCAAGCGAAAGCTTGTTGACCCTTTGCAGTATGAAATGTCCATACAGGCTGAGGACTTGTCCTCATATGTTCCTGCCTTTGGCTGGGAGTGTGCTCCTGCTACCGACAAGCAGAAAGCAAAGCTTGAAAAGCTGGGCATTTTCCCTGACGATATAGACAACGCAGGCAAGGCAAAGCTTATCCTAGACCGCCTTGAGAAACGCCGCAATGCAGGACTTACCACACCTAAGCAGATAAGGCTGCTTGAAAGCAAGGGTTTTGAACACGTTGGCTCTTGGAGCTTTGACAGTGCAAGCAGGATGATAGCTCGTATCTCTGCCAATGGTTGGAGAGTGCCGAGAGATATCGACCCGAAAACATACACACCTGAGAACTAAGGAGAAGTGAATGGATAACACAAATTTGCTTAAAATGCTTGAATACATAGACCCTGCAAGCTGCGATTATCAGGAGTGGGTCAACGTGGGAATGGCTCTCAAGCACGAGGGCTATTCCGTGAACGATTGGGACAGTTGGTCGAGGTCAGACAGCCGTTATCACAGCGGTGAGTGTGAACGCAAGTGGCAAGGCTTTAACGGCAATGCTCAGCCCGTGACCGCAGGAACTATCGTGCAAATGGTAAAGGAAAGAGGATACAGCCCCCATGAGTTTCAGGCATACGATTGGGACGGCGAGATAGTTGCAGAAGAAAGCAGTCCTCTTGTAAACGGCGGTGAGGGCATACCGATCACCGAGCCTGCCCAATGGGATCCTGTCAAGGAGATAGTCACCTATCTTGAAACACTCTTTGAGGCAGGAGAGAACGTGGGCTATGTTACGCAAACATGGGAAACAGAAAAGGACGGCAAGACCAAGTATCTGCCCACAAAGGGCTGCTGTGACAGGACGGCAGGTGAGCTTATCAAGAGTCTTGGCGAATGTAACGGCGACATTGGTGCGGTGTTTGGCGACTACAAGGAAGAAGCCGGAGCGTGGATCCGCTTCAATCCTCTTGACGGCAAGGGCGTAAAGAACGAGAATGTAACAGACTACCGCTATGCTCTTGTTGAAAGCGACAGTATGCCAATAGAACAGCAGAATGCTGTGATGAGAGAACTTGAACTTCCTATCGCTGTGCTTGTATACAGCGGTGGAAAGAGCGTTCACGCTATCGTCAAGATAGACGCTCCAAACTATGATGAATACCGCAGGCGTGTTGATTTTCTTTACAAGGTCTGCAAAGAGAGCGGTCTTGACATAGATAAACAAAACCGCAATCCCTCACGTCTTAGCCGTATGCCTGGTGTGATGAGGAACGGCAAGAAACAGTTCATCATTGACAAGAACATAGGCAAAGAAAGCTTTTCGGAATGGAAAGATTACATAGAAAGTATCAATGATGATCTCCCCGACCCTGAGAGCCTGAGTGCTGAGTGGGATAACCTGCCTGAGCTTGCACCGCCACTTATTGACGGTGTTCTCAGACAGGGTCACAAAATGCTCATTGCAGGTCCGTCAAAGGCAGGCAAGTCTTATGCACTTATCGAAATGTGCGTGGCGATAGCTGAGGGGGTAAAGTGGTTTGGCTGGCAATGCACCAAAGGAAAGATACTATACGTCAACCTAGAGCTTGACAGAGCATCTTGTCTGCACCGTTTCAAGGACGTGTACACCGCAATGCACCTAGAGCCTGAAAACCTCAACAGCATAGACATATGGAACTTGCGAGGTCACAGCGTACCAATGGACAAGCTTGCGCCAAAGCTTATACGCCGAGCAAGCAAGAAGAATTACATTGCCGTGATAATAGACCCTATCTACAAGGTCATAACAGGCGACGAGAACTCAGCAGACCAAATGGCGCACTTCTGCAACCAGTTTGACAAGGTATGCACAGAGCTTGGCTGTGCGGTCATATACTGCCACCACCACTCAAAGGGAGCGCAGGGCGGTAAGCGTTCAATGGACAGAGCCAGCGGTTCAGGAGTATTCGCCCGTGACCCTGACGCACTTCTTGACCTTTCAGAGCTTGACATCTCAGACAGCCTTTACAAACAGCAGGAGGACGAAACTGTTTGCCGTATCTGCGAGAACTGGATGAGGAGGTTTTACAGAAATGCTGATGAGCTTTGTTCACAGGACGATCTTGTTACGCCGTCAAAAATGCTGGAGATAACACACAAGTACCTGCACCCGAACTCGTACAAGCTTATGATGGCCGACATAGACAAGGCTAAGCTTGCGGTAAGAAACCGCACGGCATGGCGTATAGAGGGTACTCTGAGAGAGTTCCCGAAGTTTGCTCCCCTCAATATGTGGTTTGATTATCCTGTTCACAGAGAGGATACTGTGGGCGTGCTTAAAGACTGCGAGGTAGAGGACATCACACCGAATTGGAAAAAGAATTTCAGCAAGAAGAAGACCAATGAAGACCGCAGCAAGGAACGCAAGGAGAGCATTGAAACAGCTTTCAGCGGTGTGCAGGAGAACGGCAAGTGCCGCATTTCTGATCTGGCGGAGTACATAGGAAAGAGTGAAAAGACCGTTGGAAGATACCTCAAAGAGCATGGTGGCTTTTGGATAGAAGAGGGAGAATGTGGTTTAAAAGCTCAGCAGACAGACAAGACAAAATCGAATTTTTGAACTTTAGACAGACAGGAAAAAATCGAAAAAGTGTCAGGACAAAATCGAACTTTTTTCTTGTCGGACAATATTGAAAATTACCGAGTTTGTCGGACGGACAGACAAACATATATTACTACGTAATATATATCTTGTCCGCTAGAAGCGGCGGACAAGAATATTACTAGCAGTAATACCCGACCGCACGAGAGGAGCAGATAACAATGACTGAATTTTTTATGCCTATGATACCGCCGACGGCTACGGCTCAGGAACACAAGGTGACAGTACGAAATGGCAAGCCGATATTTTATGACCCACCCGAAGTAAAGGCAGCGAAAGAAAAGCTCACGGCAAACCTAGCAAGGCACAGACCGCCTGAAAAATACATCTGTGGGATAAGGCTGATAACAAAGTGGCTGTTTCCGAATGACGGCAAACACAAGGACGGAGAGTACAAGATCAGCAAGCCTGACACAGACAACCTGCAGAAGATGTTCAAGGACTGTATGACACTATGCGGCTTTTGGACTGACGACCAGCTTGTGGCGAGTGAGATATGCGAAAAGTTCTGGGCGGACATACCCGGCATTTATGTGAGGATAGAGGAGCTATGACGATACACGAAGTAAAGAAGAGTCTCGGACGCAGGGTGAGCTACAACGGCTCTGACTGCTACGAGCTGACAGGGTGCATTATCCGCAGGGACGCAAAGACGGGGCAATTTTTCTATCAGGCAGAGATCGCTGACAAGACTTGTGGCAATACGTTGGCGTATTGTAGGCTGGAAGAGTTGAGGTGTGAGAATGAAACACGCTGACCACACCCTATGCTGGTGCTGCAAGCACGCAGTACCGACAAAGGATAAGATAACAGGAGAATACCTCACAGGCTGTGCATGGTCCATAGACCACAGACCTGTTGAGGGTTGGACGTATCGGCACAGAATATACAAGGCGCAAAAGGGCTATATAATTCATTCATACACTGTGGTTGAATGCCCTGAGTTTGAGGAGGGATAAAGAAATGGTTGAAATCAAATTAAAACCTGGAACGAAGTTTAAATACAAGGGTATAGACTTTATATGCCTTGATATTATCGACGGCAATTATTTAGCAATAACGGCTGAGTGTTGGTGCATAAAGCGTTTTAACGAAAAATACGGGAGCGGCTGCAACAACTGGGAAAAATCCACTCTCCGCCGTTTTTTAAACGAAGATGTACTCGAAGAACATTTTAACACGGAGCATCTTATAAGACAAACGTCTGACCTTGTCGCCGATAACGGCGATAAAGCTTACGGCACTTGTGAAGATTATATAACGTTGCTCACTTGTGACCAGTACCGCAAGTATAGAGATTATGTGCCGCTCTTTGAAGACTGTATGTGGACACTTACTCCGTGGAGATGCGACACCAGCAACGCTTACTACGTGCGTTACGTCGCCCCGGCAGGAGCTATCGGCGACAGCCATGCGTCCAACAGTGGCGGGCTCGCTCCGGTTTGTTTATTTAATTCGCAGACACTTAGGGCTGAATATTCTGGTGTCAGATTGGTGGGGATAGAATGACAAAAATCAAACCCGAATACATATTCTCACTGTTGCTGATTCTGCTGGACGTGGGAGCAGCGGTTATATATGCCGTGCAAAAGGACTACAAGAAAGCCGTCTACTGGATAGCGGCGGCAGTGTTAAATGTTACGGTGACTTTTTAGGAGGGCTATATATGTATAGCGCAAAAGCAAAAAAAGCTATCGAACGTCTGAAAGCGTTTGAACCTGCGGACGGATATTATCTAGCGTATAGCGGCGGAAAAGATAGTGACTGTATCAAAATTTTGGCACAATGCGCAGGCGTTAAATTTGAAGCAGTACATAATCTGACAACTGTTGATGCACCTGAAACTGTTAGATATGTCCAATCTCAGCCAGATGTCAGAATTGACAAGGCGTATGACAAGAACGGCAATCATGTTACAATGTGGAATTTGATTGTTAAAAAACTTATGCCTCCGACACGCATTGCACGTTATTGCTGTAGCGAATTAAAAGAACGTGGTGGCATAGGACGTGTTGTTGTCACGGGTGTTAGGTGGTCTGAAAGTGGACGTCGCAGGGAATCTGTGGACGTTGTTAAAATTATCGGGAAACCTAAATCAACGATGAAAATAGCTGATGAAATAGGCACAGAATATCAACAAACGTATCAGGGCGGAATCATTTTTAATGATGATAATGACAAAAATCGTAGGTTGGTTGAACACTGCTATCGCACTACGAAAACTATGGTAAACCCTATAGTCGATTGGTCTGATGATGATGTGTGGGATTTTTTGCACTACTATGGTTGCAAATCAAATCCGCTGTATGAATGCGGTTTTGATCGTATAGGTTGCATTGGTTGTCCTATGGCAGGAAAACACAGATACGTTGAATTTGAACGATATCCGAAATACAAACAAAATTATATAAACGCATTTGATAGAATGCTAGAACGTAGAAAACAGCTTGGAAAAGATGCTGGAATGTCATGGCAAACAGGTCAAGACGTTTTTCGCTGGTGGCTAGGCGAAGATTTCAACCAGCTGACATTTGATGATTTGGAGGTATAACGATGACAAAATATATTGACGCAGACAATCTGATTAACGAATTATCGGCTGCGTGTATGCCGATATACGAAAAAGGCATAACAGGCATTCTGGGTGATAGCAGCAGCATTGCCGATATAATCAACGAACAGCCTACCGCAGACGTGCAGCCTGTGAAGCGTGGAACATGGGAGAATACAAACACACCTAATCAGCTTAGATGCAGTAATTGTGAAATCATTCACTTTATAGCTCAGTATCCATACGGTGAGATAAATTACTGCCCTAACTGTGGTGCAAGAATGGACGGTGTTGCTAATGGCTGACCCAATGACCATGCCACGCCTGAAAGCCTACCGCAGGAACGCCTCAGCCATTGAGGACATCAAGGCAGAGCTTTCAGGCAAGTACGTTGCCGACAGTATCAGCGTATGCACTCCACCGTCCTACACGCCACACAGCACACGCATAGACGGCTTTCTGCCAAGTGGTGATACACTTTCATTGCTGTGCGAGCAGGCACGGCTAGAGCGTGAGCAGAGGGCTGTGGAGGAATTTATCAAGGGGATAGAGGACTATCAGACACGGCGAATGTTCGTGCTGAAATTCATCAAGGGTAAGACGTACTTGCAGATAGCTATGCAGGTTAGTGGTGGGAGAATGTCGGAGAGCGGAGTGCGAATGAAAATTCAAAGATATTTGCAAGAAAAGTGAAAGTTGTGCGGTTTGTGCGTTTTACCTGTGTTATAATTTAAACTGAGGGAAGTGTAGATGTACCTCAGACTTGTACTTTCATTGAAGTCACCTCCAATTTTCTAAGCCCCGTAAGGGGCTTATGCAGAGCGTGAGTGCATGAGCTTGCGTTCTGTTCCATACGGTCAGTTGGTTGCCCGGAAAAGCCAACACATAATATTTGAACCGCCGCCAAGCTTTCGGGCTTCGGGCGGTGTATGCAGGTCGAGAGCGTGCCAGCTCGAAGTCTGCTCCACCATTTACAAAACTCCTTATAATATTTTCACAAGGGCGGCTGCATTTTGCGGTCGCTTTTGCGTTGTGTCGCAAAAGGTTCATAAATGTCGAATTTTTGATATACTGCATAAAAAAGGCAAAATGATTTTGTGCAGTAGGGAGAATTTTTGTTTATAGCCTTGATATTTTATGCTTTATATGCTAATATATAGAAAATGAACAAAAGGAGGTTCTAAAATGGAACTTAGCAGAAAAGACAGAATAATACTTTTTAATCAGTATGAGATACTTAAACGCCTTGATACTGATAGCGCTGAACAATATGAGATATATCAAGACATTCTCGCACAGGGGTTTGAATATGAATATGACGATATAGGTCCGTCGTTGTTTGAAGTGCCACAATCAGTTTCCGAAAAAGTGTATGAAATTTTAGGTATGTTTAGACGTATGGTCTTCTCTTTTGACAATCTTGAAGATGTGACAGGCCTAGATCGTGAAGACTATATGTTCAGAGGCTTTGACGGAAATGAAGAAACAGAACATTATGTTTACGCTAAATGGCTTGTGAAAAATAATCACAAGTTTGAGGAATTTGAAAATTGTGAGTTTAATAGCCATTGGAACATATTGCCTAGGTATGAAGAAATGCTTGAAAGATTTTATGAAGTTACAAAGGATAAAGAAAAAGGTATTTATTCAACGAACTTATCTGCTGATGAATTAAATTATATCATTGACAAAAAATAATCTTACGAACTGCTACAACAATGTGGCAGTTCTTTTTATATCAAAATCTCAGAAAGGACGGTGCCCTCATGACAGCACGGCAAAAGAAATTTGCAGAATACTATGCTCAGAGCGGCAACACCGTTCAGAGTGCTATAAAGGCAGGATACAGCGAGAAGTATGCGAAAGCTGACGCCTGCAAAATCCTAGATAATCCTAGTGTTGCGGAGTATATCCGTGTGCTGTCCGAGAAAGCTCAGGACGAGCGTATAATGACCGCAAAGGAGAGGCAGGCACTCTTGTCTGATATCGCTAAGGACGGCAAGAATGACCCTGCTGACCGTATCAGAGCCGTCGATACCCTCAATAAAATGACAGGAGAGTATGTGGCTAAGATACAGGCGGAGGTCAAGACCTCCGAAAAGCTTTCAGACGTTTTCGCTCAGATAGGCGGTGAGGGGCTTGACGAGTAAGTTTCCCCTGTCGCAGAAGTATATGGACTTCATCAACAGCGTTCGAGGTGTGTCTGCGGATTTTCTTGAGGGGACTACCGCAAGCGGCAAAACAACTGTGGGCGCAGGAATAAAGTTCATGCGTATGGTGTCGGCAAGCCGAAAGAAACTTCACGTCATTGCCGCTAAGACTACGGGAAAGGCTGAGGAAACTATCATTCAGCAGGATAACGGCATTCTTGACCTGCACACTAATGCTCGGTACTTCGGCAACGGTGATAAAGACTACAAACTGCCGCATATCAAGTTTGAGGGCAAGATAATCTATGTTCTGGGATATGACAACAAGGATAAGTGGGAAATGGTGCTGGGCGCTCAGTTCGGCTGCGTGTATATCGACGAGATAAATACCGCTGATATCGAGTTTGTCCGTGAGATGTCAACCCGTAACGATTACCTTATGGCGACCCTCAACCCTGACGACCCCTCACTGCCTGTGTACAAAGAGTTTGTCAACCGCTCACGTCCGTATCAGAAATACGCCTGTGACGTGCCTGCGGAGATAATGAAAGAGCTTACAGAAGAACCTGTACCCAATTGGCGGTATTGGTTCTTTACTTTTCGTGATAATCTTTCACTTACTGATGAGGATATCAAGCGGAAAATGGCTGCCGCTCCGAAAGGCACAAAGCTGTATAAGAACAAGATACTCGGTCTGAGAGGACGTGCAACAGGACTTGTGTTTGACCTGCAAAAGCGAAATATCTTGACAGCAGAGCAGGCGAAAGCTTTCAATTATGTGTACTTCTCAGCCGGGCTTGACACAGCCTATTCTCAGTCCTCACCTGATACCATAGCATTCACGTTCATTGGCATAACAGCCGACCGCAAATGCGTTCTGCTCGATGAAGAGGTATACAACAATCGTGACAGACAAGTGCCTCTCACACCCTCCGACATACCGAAAATATTCACGGCGTTCTTGGAGAAAAACCGCAGGACGTGGGGCTTTGCACGAGATGTGTATATCGACAGTGCAGATCAGGCGACCATACTTGAATGTCAGAAGTTCGGACGGCTCACAGGCAGCATATATAATTTTATCCCGGCATTCAAGAAAACGAAAATAATCGACCGAATACACTTGCAGTCAGCTTGGCTGGCGGCAGGTGATTTTTATATCCTTGAGCATTGCAAGGAGTACGCAGGCGAGCTTAACATATACAGTTGGAAAGAGGCTGAGCCGGAGGACGGCAACGACCACCTTATCAATTCCTGTCAGTATGCCTGGCTGCCGTATCGTGACAAGATAGGAAGTGTGAAGATTGACTAAATTCAGCATAGGAAGCAAGGTGAAAAATATGATAAGAAACTGGCTTGATATCCAGCCTGCACCCGAATACAGCATAACTATAACAGAGAAAACAGGTTTTATGACAGATGTGATAAGGTCGCAGCTTTGGTATCGTGGTGACGCCGCAGAGCTTTCACAGTTCTTTCGTCAGCTTAACTTAGGCACTAATTCATTCTGGAGCAGCGTCCCTGAGAATGAAAAGATACGCAAGATACATAGCGGTCTGCCTGCAATAATCGCCGATACGCTTTCATACATTGTCTATTCTGATATGGACGATATCAAGGTCACAGGGAACAAAGCAAAGGCTGATTTTGAGAATATTTCCGAGCATATAGACTTCACAGAGCTGACAGGCAAGGCAATAGTTACCGCCCTTGTTGACGGCGACGGAGCTTTCAAGATATCGGTGGATACTGAGCTTTCTGATACGCCAATAGTCGAGTTTATCGGTGCTGACAAGTTAGAGTATAACTTTGTACGAGGTCTACTGAACGAAGTCGTTTTTCATTCTGTGCATTATGCAGGCTCAAAGAAATTTCACCTTGAAGAACATTACGGCAAGGGATACATAGAAAGCCGTCTGTATGACGATAACGGTCACGAGGTCGGCTTGGACAACGTGCCTTGTCTTGCACAGATACCGCCTCGAACTGAGTTTGAGGGCGAGTATATAATGGCTGTGCCGCTGAAATTCTTTTCATCACGGAAATACCCGAACAGAGGCAAAAGCATTTTTGACGGCGGTAAGTCTGATTGCTTTGACGCTTTGGACGAGGTGATCTCACAATGGTGGGACGCTATCAGAGCAGGAAGGGTAAAGCAGTATATCCCCGAAAGCATGATACCTAGAGATCCTGCAAGCGGTAAGCTTAAAGCGCCAAACCAGTTCGGCAACAGTTACATAAGCATTGACCCACCGCTGTCAGCAGAAGGAGCAGCACCTAAGATAGAAGTAGTTCAGCCTGATATCAAGTATGAGGCGTTTGTGGCAAGCTATACGAATTGCCTGCTTATGTGTCTGCAAGGGCTTGTATCTCCTGCCACGCTTGGCATAGATGTGGGCAAGATGTCAAGCGCAGACGCTCAGCGAGAGAAGAAAGACGTTACAGGCAACACCCGAAACACTATTACAACGGCTCTTGAAAAGGCTCTGCCGCAGCTTGTTTCTGCGGTGCTTATGACCTATGACAATATGCAGGGCAAAGCCCCTGAGACTTATGAGGTGACAGTTGACTTTGGCGAGTACGGTGCACCTGACTTTGACAGCAGAGTTGAGACTGTGGGCAAGGCAAGCACATATGGTATTATGTCAGTTGAAACGCAGGTGGAGGAGCTGTGGGGCAGTTCTAAAGAGGACGATTGGAAAGCTGCAGAGGTCAAGCGGATAATGCAGGAAAAGGGGCTTACAGAGGGTGAGCCTACTGCGGTAGGTGATGAGTACGCTTAATTTTAAGGACATAGCCAAAATATTTGAGGAGATAGAGCTAAGGCTCATATCTTCGCTGAAACGCAATCTCAAAAGGCACAAGGCGGAGGAACAGCGATACGGCTTTGAATGGTCTGCTTGGCAGGCTGAGAAACTGAAAAATATGGAGAACTTCCGCCGTGAAAACCTCGACATTATGAACGAGTACGTTGACGTTATCGACGATCAGACAAGACAGCTTATGACGGAGCAGTTTCAAGAGGGTCAGCAGCAGGCACAAAGGAGCGTCCAGGAGCTTTCTGACGAGCCTATAACACCTATCCCCGACAAGCATTTCTTTGGCGTGAACGAAAAGAAAATGGCAAAGCTTATGGAAGACGTCACCACCCTTGAAAAGACCGCTGAAACAGCCGCTCTGCGAATGACAGACGATATTTACAGGCAGACTTTGAATAGGGTACAGCTTGCAATGGGAACAGGCTCTATGACGCTTAACGAGGCTATCGACCTTGCCACAAAGGACTTTCTTGACAAGGGCATAAACTGTATCGTATACGCTGACGGCAAGCGAGTGAACATTGCAGACTATGTGCGAATGGCTCTGCGGACAACTTCCACAAGGGCAGCGTTGCAGGGTGCGGCGAAACGCTTTGCAGAGCTTGGGTATGATACTGTGCTTGTGTCGCAGTATGGCGGCTGTTCAAAGACCTGTGAGCCTTGGCAAGGTCAAGTATACATTGATGATGTGTTCACAGTATGGGAGGGGGAAAAGGACGAGTTTCAAGGCAAGTCAAATTACTGCGGTGAGTGGTTTTGGCTGCTTTCATACGCCGTAAAGAACGGGCTTTTCCACCCCAACTGCCGCCACACAATGACGCAGTACATACACGGCAGAACGCAGATACCTGAGCCGATACCGGCGGAGAAGATAGCCAAACAGCGACAGCTTGAACAGAAACAGCGTGCAATGGAGCGGAAGATACGAAAGCTCAAACGCTTTGCGGCAGGCACCTGCGACCCTGATACAGCCAAGGAATACCGCCGAAAGCTCAGGCAGGCTCAGCACGAATTAAAGGTGTTCGCTGAGGAGCATAATGAGGTGCTGCATAGGGATCATAGCAGGGAGAAGTATTATGGTGGTGGTGTTGACAAATCGGGGAAAAGTGGTATAATAGAGGTAGACAAAGATACGTTGAAAAAATATCTTGGAAAACCGATAACACAAGCTGACAGTCAGCATGTTCGTGAATGGTATTATGCAAATGTAACGGATATCCCTAATCAGATAGATAAAACAAAACCCTTTGAAGAACAGGTCAAGCAGGCTTTTGAACTGAGAAATTACTATAAACACGAAGCTCGCGTTGCTATGTCTGATAAGAAAACGGCTATGATGCTTGATGAAAAACGTCCTGCGCCAACGTTTGAAAAGTTATTAAAGGATAAAATGAAGCGCAAGAACATGACAAAAGACGAAGCTTTAAAAGATATTTTAGAAACTGCGTCAAAAACAAATGACGAAGTAAACAAGAACTACGGCTTATAAAGGAGGGCTTGATATGACAAAATTTGATTATACGATTTTCAAGGATAATAGTCAAAGTGAGTTTAAAAAAGCTTGCAAACTGATCGAGCGTAGTTTTCCTGACGCAAAGAAAAATAAGCTGTTAATTGATGTTGACGGCTCTACGATTCAGACATATACAAAAGACGGTAAGGACATTGATGTATATGATGATTATGACGTTGGGGCTGTGTTCGTTAAATCAGAAATAGATCTTGATAATATTTTTTCTTGACCGCTCCGCTACGGCGAGGCGGTATTTTTATACCCAAAATCGGAAAGGAAGAATAATATGGGACTAAGCATAAAAGATGTCTATATTTTATGCCGAGCAAAAAGAGAAATCGCAGAAATTGAAATGAAAATTGGCAAGCAGGCAGATGATAATAGCGAGTATATCAACGCTCTTATACGCTGTGAGAACGCATTGACTTTTGTTTTAGCCAACAAAGAAAAAATAGTCAATTAGTAAACATCGGAACTAAGCACCTTAACGGGTGCTTTTTTCATACACAAATTTAAGAAAGCGAGGTCAGAAAATGGACGAGAAAAAGAAACTCCCTGATGAGGAGGAGAAGAAAACTCCCGATACTCATGAGGAGAAAAAGGACGAGCCAAAGGCTGAGGAAAAGCCTGCGGACAAGGCAGATGAGAACTCTGCCGACAAGGAACAGCCTGCGGTGGACGATAGTCAGGCTGACGAGAACGGTGAGGGTGCTGATAAGCCTGCAGAAGATAAGCAGGAACAGCCAAGCGAGGATAAGTCCGACAAGCAGGACAGTGCAGAGAACGCACCTGACGAAAAAGATCAGGAGATACTCAGGCTCAAAACTCAGATAGCTGCTATGCAGCTTGGTATCAAGCCCGACTGTATCGAAGACGCCGTTGCGGTGGCTGAAAGCTATGTGAGAAACGGCAGTCAGCAGGATATCAACGCCGCCCTTTCTGCGGTTGTGAAGAAGTATCCGGATATGAAAGGTGAGGGCGGCAAAAAGTCCGACGGCAAAAAGCAGGGCGGTTTCAAGGTCGGTGCAGGATCTTCGGATACTGATGAAAAGAAGCCACAGAGCAAAACAACAGCGCAGAAACGCTGGAACAAATTCAAGTAAAAACAGGAGGAATGAATCATGCCAAATCTTAATTACGCAGAAGTATGGAACCCCGAACTCTTGGAGATAAGGATCCAGGAAACACTGTCAAGCCCGTTCATCACACAGAACGTTAGGTGGCTTGACGCAAAGACTTTCCACTTCACACAGATGTCAACATCAGGCTACAAGAGCCACAACAGAAACGGCGGTTGGAACACAGGTAAGTATGTTCAGACGGACGTGCCTTTCACTCTTACACACGATCGTGACGTTGAGTTTCTTGTGGATAAGGCTGACGTTGACGAAACGAACTCATCAGCGTCTATCAAGAATATCTCGGAGGTATTCGAGAAAACACAGTCTGCTCCCGAAACTGACGCTCTGTTCTTCTCAAAGACAGCTCAGAGAGCGGCAGAGCTTGAGGGCTATCACTCATCAACAGCCGCTTCATCATACACAAAGGGTAACGTGTTCGACAAGCTCAAAGGCTTTCTTTCAGCAGGCAAGCTGAGAAGATACAAGTCTAACGGCTCTCTCATTATGTATGTGACTTCCACAATTATGGACCTGCTGGAGCAGTCTGACAAGTTCACACGAAAGATAGAAATGACGCAGATCGCAGAGGGAGGACTTGGTCTTAGAACAAGAGTGACCGACATTGACGGAGTGCCTATCATGGAGGTCATTGACGACGAGCGTTTCTATGACCGCTTCAACTTTGATCCTGAGGACGGCGGTTTTGAGCCTTGCGTGGCAAGCTATGTAAAGACCGCTGATACCGATATCGTGAGTGGCAAGGAGTATTACACCGAATCAAGCGGCTCTTACACTAAGGTATCAGGCACACCTAGCAAGTCTGCACTTGACACATACTATGAAAAAGTCGCAGGTTCGCATAAGATAAACGTGCTTATCGCAACACCTGAGACTACAAAGATAGTGCCTAAGATCAACAGCATTTACAGCTTTGCTCCGGGCGGACACACAAAGGGTGACGGCTGGCTCTATCAGAACAGAGCGTTCTCAGATGTTTTCACTTTCCCGAACGGCAAGGACGGAAAGATAGACAGCATTTACGTTGACGTTGACACAGCAGAGTACAGCGAGTAAGGGGTGAGGGATATGTACCTCACCTCTACTGAGTTTTGCAATATCTGTCCTGAGTGTGATATCCCGGAAGAACAGTTCTCGGCTATTCGGCAAAGAGCTGAAAGCGATATCGACACGTTGACTTTCAACCGCATAACAGCAGAGGGCATTGACAGCTTTACAGACTTTCAGAGAGAGCGTATAAAGCGTTCCACAGCCTTGCAGATGAAATTCATCTATGACAATTCGGAGCTGTTAGAAAGTCCTCTGAGCGCTTACAGCATAAGCGGAGTTTCAATGTCATTCGATAAGTCAAAGGTGGTATCTCTTGACAGCGTTATCACAACACGTCAGGTTTACAATGTGCTTATGCAGACAGGACTATGTTACAGGGGGCTGATGTGATGAAGTTTCCTCAGCTTGTACCTGAAAGGGTATGCAAAACGCCCTGCAAGGTCTATCGAACGGACGGACTTAATCGTGACGGCTCAAAGAAGCAGACGGTCATATTTGAGGGCAAATGCTTTCACACTGAGAAGTCAAGGCAGAAATTATCCGCAGAGAAACAGCTTATAACCTTGTCAGGCGAGGCTCTTTTCTGCGGAGATATCGCCCCTGATAACGCCGTTGTAGAGGGCTATGCGGTCATAGGCGGCAGGACGTACAAAATATATGGCTCTGAGAAAGCCAAAGACCCTGACGGCAGGGTAAATTACACAAGATTGGAGTTGATATGATGGGCATTGAAATAAAGCTTGATGTGCAGGCAATAAAGGCTATCGAAGATGCTGCTGTGAAGTCTGCTGAGGTGGCTATGGAGCAGGTGAGGGCAGACCTTATAAGTGCTCAGACAATGCCGTTCGATACAGGCGATATGCAGAATAATCAGACCTTTGTCCACGCTGATGAAAGCGGAGCAAGTCTTGTGACAGGCTCTCCGCAGGCAAGGCGTTTGTATTATCACCCAGAGTATCATTTTCAGAAAGGCAATAACCCTAACGCAGGTGCGGCTTGGCTTGAACCATATATCACAGGCAGTAAAAAGGACCTTGCCAAGAATGAGTTTGTGGCAGAGTTCAAAAAGAGGACAGGCGTATGACTTTACTTAACATAGCGGATATGCTGAGCGATACCCTTGACTTGCAGGACGTGTACGCAGGTACTATTGACGGCAACCTTGACAAGTGCATAGGTGTGTACAACGCAAAGACCTCAAAGCCGCAGCGTATCTGCATAGGCGGAAAAGCCTGCACCAAAACACTTGAAAAACATATCTCGGTGCTTATCCACTGGACTGATAACCCCACGCAGGCAGAGATAAAGGCTCAAAGCGTTCTTGATATCCTATCCGATATCCGTCAGTATAAGGGTGACGGCTTTACGGTAAAGTATCTCGAATGCAAAGAGTCTGTTTCTGTTGGCAGGGACGAGCGAGGCGTGTGTGAATATGTTATCGAGGCAACAGTATATTACGAAAGGAATGAATGAGTATGGCAAACACAACAGGAGTTTATCCCGTATATGAAAACCAGTTCAAGATAGACAAGACAGGCGGTGACGGCTCGACCGAAAGCAATCTTGTGACTATTGCCGATATGGAGAGCTTTTCAGTATCCATTGACGGCAATATCGAGGAGTGGAAGCCTTTTGACCAGCAGGGGTGGACAAGACGTCTGCTCACAGGTAAGTCTATCACTATCAGTATCTCAGGCAAGAGAAACGTCGGTGACGCAGGCAATGACTACATCGAGAGCCTTGCACTCAAAACAGGTGCGGCGGCAACTACCACCCTTGTGTGGAATTTCCCAAGCGGAGCAAAGCTTGTTATCAAGGGTGTTGTCAGCGTAACAGAATGGGGCGGCGGAGATTCAACGGCAGTCGCACCGCTTGCGTTCGACTTTGCTTCCGACGGCAAGCCTGAGTTTACTGAGGCGACAGCGTAAGAACACAGACAAAACAGGGGAGCGTTCAAAGCGCTCTCCTAATTTTATATATCAGAAAGGATAATAACTATGGCAAAGATGTATACACTCGACAGCAAGCTTCTTACAGGTACACCTGAGATAAGAGTAGGCGACAAGGTCTACCCTGTGGACGACAGGCAGAAAACTGTCAAGAAGATACTTGACATCTGCGACAAGAACGCTGAAAAGAAAGATCTTGATATGATAGACGAGGTTTTCAAGCTTGCGTTCGCACCAAAGGACTACAAGGAGATAGAGGCAATGAATATGCCTTGGGCGGCATATCAGCAGCTTTTCACTCTTGTTATCTCAGCGGTAACAGGCGAGGACGCAGAAAAGACAGAGGCTCGATTTCCGCAGGAAAACGCAGAGTAAGCTTGAAGAAAGCTGGTACGATCTTGACTATGACCGAGAGCTTATCATACAATCCATTGCAAAGCAGTACAATATCCTGCCCTCAGAGCAGGAAAATCTGCATTACAGCGATTGGTACAGGCTCGTTGCAGGGCTTATGCACGATACGCCGCTGGGTCAGATCGTTCGTATCAGGAGCGAGGACAACAAGGACATCATAAAGAATTTCGACAGGTATGAAAAGCAGATACGCTCAGAATGGACGGCGTTCAGAAGTCAGAAAGCAAGAGAAACGTTCACGGAGCAGGACAAGCTTGAAACTGCGAGATACTTTGAAAGGCTGTTCAAGGGAATGTTCGGAAAGGCAGGTGATAAGTAATGGCAGACGGAGCAAGCGTTGGTGTTATATCTCTTGACCTTGTGATAAAAAACAAGGTGCAGGAGCAGCTTGACAAGATATCTGCAAGCATACAGAACGGCTTTTCAAAGCCAGTAGAGCAGGCAGAGAAAGCTGTTGAGAACGCTATGGATAAGACCACTAAAGCCATAGACGAGGGCTTTGGCAGTGCGTCGAAGATCGCTCAGAAGAGTATGCAGGAAGCTGTTGAAAAGGCAATGGCTGAGTATGATAAGCTGGGCAAAAAGGCGCAGGAAGCGGCAGGGCAGACAGATAATATCAAGCCTAAAACTGTTCAGGTGAACTATGACCCTGAGTATGACACTACAAAGGTCGAAGCTGAGGTCAATGAACTAACGGATAAGATAGTTCAGAAAATGCAGGACAAGACTAAATCAAGTTCTGCGAAGATAAGTCAGACAGCAGTGGAAACGGCAAACAAGTCAGCTGAAAGCGTTTCAGAGCAGACAACAAAAATGGACGATATTATCGCAGGCTTTGCTGAAAGTGCCGTGCAGAAAATAAAGACTGTTGCAGGCAGGATAAAAAGCGGTATCGGCTCAGCCGTAAGCTTTGCAGGCAAGGCGGTGAAGTCAACTCTCGGCGGAGCTTTCAAGACAATGCGTTCGGCAGGCTCAAAGGCTGTTGACGCAGTTAAATCCAAATTCAGCAGGCTTAAAACAACTATCGACAGCACTTCAAAACCGCTGAGCAAGTTTACACATTCGCTCAAATCTGCGGCAAAAAGAGTGTTCTTAATGGCAGGCGTGCTTGTTTTGCTGAAAGGAATACGTTCCGCTGTCGCAAACGCTGTTTCAGGCAACGAAGAATTTGCCAAGTCCTTAAACGAGATTAAAGCAAACCTCACCATAGCTTTCACACCGATAATGAACACAGTAATGCCGTATCTCAATACGCTTATGACGGGCGTAGCAACGGCGACAAAAACTGTGGCGGCGTTTATCTCTGAGCTTTTCGGCACCACCTATCAGAAGTCCTTGCAGGCGACAAAGCAGGCGCAGAAGTCGGCGGAGAAGATAAAGAAAACTCAGGACACTTACCTTGCAGACTTTGACGTTGTAAGAGTTGCACCGGATCAGAGCAAGTCCGATACAGATAGTTCAGAGGGCGGTATTGATTACTCAGCCATAAACGGTGACAACGTTCAGCTTCCAGATTGGGCGGAGCGTATGAAAGACGCCATAAAGTCGGGCGATTGGGCAGGAGTTGGCTCTCTTGTGGCTGAAAAGGTCAACGGAGCTTTCGCATACATCAACTGGGACGGTATTCAGAAAAAGCTGAATAGCTTTGTGGATAAGCTTACAGACGGTCTGAACAGCTTTATTAACGGCGTTGATTGGACAGGTCTTGGGGACAGCTTCGGTGGAGGCATAAACACAATTTTTGGCGCAGGATACCGCTTTATGAAGAAGTTCGATTGGGCAGGCTTCGGCAAGGGTACGGCTAATTTTCTTAACGGCGGTATAAAGAAAACGAATTGGTCGCTTATCGGAAAGACCCTTGCTTCAAAATGGCAAGCTATCATCGACTATCTTTATTCGTTCGTTACCACCTTTGATTGGTCGGGCTTTGGCTCGTCCATAGGCACTTCTGTGAACGGCTGGTTTGATGAGATTGATTGGGGCAAGGCAGGAACGACTATCTCTGAGGGCGTGAAAGGTCTGCTTGATACGGCAATAAACTTCCTGCAAACTGTAAACTGGCAGGGCATAGGCGAAAAGCTGTGGACGTTCATTTCTACAATAGATTGGAGCGGTATTGCCACAAAGCTTTTCAAGGCCATAGGCTCAGCTATAGGCGGTGCGGTATCGGTGCTGTGGGGCTTTATCAAGGACGCTGTTTTCAGTATCCGTGACTACTTTACGGAGAAGATACAGGACTGTGGCGGTAATATCGTTGAGGGGCTTTTCACAGGTATCGTTGACGCTTTCAAGGGCATAGGTACTTGGCTTTATGACCATGTTCTTACACCATTTATTGAGGGTTTCAAGAACTGTTTTGGTATTCACAGCCCTAGTAAGGTCATGGCTGAAATGGGCGGATATATCATACAAGGTCTGTATAATGCCGTATCTGAAGGTATTGCAAAGATAAAGGAGATCTTCACAAAGCTTCTTAACGCTGTCAAGGGCGTTTTCAAAGGCATAGGCAAGTGGTTCAAAAAGACCTTTTCAGACGCTTTCGGAGGCGTAAAGACCATTCTCAACGGTATTATAATGTTCGTCAAGAGCATTTTCACAGGCAATTGGAAAAAGGCTTGGCAGGGTGTAAAGAAGATCTTCAAAGGCGTGTGGGATACGCTTTACAGCGTTGTGAAAGCACCTATAAACCTAATTATCGGTGCAGTAAACAAAATGACCAGTGCTATTGAAAGTGCGGTCAACTGGATAATCGACGGCATTAACAGCCTGAGTTTTGATGTGCCTGATTGGGTGCCTGGCATAGGCGGAGAAACCTTCGGCTTTGACCTTGACACAATAAGCATACCTGAGATACCAAAGCTTGCCACAGGCGGACTTGCCACAGCACCGACCCTTGCAATGGTGGGCGATAACAGGAACGCAAAGGCAGACCCTGAGGTGATCTCACCTCTGAGCAAACTGCAAGGTATGCTTGATAACGGCAAGCTTGACGAGGTGTTAAGGGTGCTGAACGCTATACTTGATTGGCTGAAAGCTTATGACCCTGTGTTCTTCGGAACAGTTGACAGCAAGGTGCTTTTCAAGTGTATGCAGGACAGCAACAATCAGTATAAACGTAAGACGGGAGTGAGTGCATTTTGACAGGAACATTGCTGAAAATAAACGGCGTGTGGGTGACAGACCCTGACCCTGATAGCTGGAGCCCTGTAAACTGTTACGAGTGGACGGCAGGCTCAGGACGAGTGAATACAACAGGTCTGTTTGTGGGTGCAAGAAAGTTCTGCAAATATAAACTGCCTTGCAAGTGGACAATGCTTCCTGTCGCAGATTCAGCCGAGATACAATCCCTTATCGAGGACGGACCCGACTTTGCAGAACTGGAGTTTTGGCACAATGGCAAGTATTATTCTATATCTGCCAACGCAAGCGACTATGTACCGCAGGGGCTTGTCAGACTTGACGGTGGTGAGTATTACAAGAGCTGTACTGTCACATTCGCAGAACGTTAGGAGGGCATATGTACACCATAGCAAGCAATGAGATAACAAGCAGGATAGAGAGTTACAAAGCCTTGTGGGGTATGTGGATAGAGGACGCTCAGAGTGGAGAACCTGTGGCATATGACGGCATTCAGAACGTTCAGACGGACATTCAATCAACATCTCTGAGTGATGATATAGAGCTTGGAGCTGTCTGTTCTCAGAGTGTGACGGCGGAGCTTGTTGACGACGGAACTAAGTATCTTGGGAATGAGTATGTTTTCAGTTTGTATATGAAAGACAGCTCGGCATTTACCACCTACTCCACCCTGGAAGCCTACACCTACGCAGAACTTTCAAAGCTGACAGTTGAGCAGATAAGCAAGCTTGGAGAGGTGCTTGACGGAGAGAGAATACCGCTCGGACGGTTTACTTGTGTCAAATCGAAAAAGTCAGGCGGAAATACTGAGGTCACTTTTGCGGATAGGTTGTATTTTTCCGACAAGGTCTACAAGCCAAAAGTCGCCCTGCCTGCATGGAGCAAAGCTATCGAGGACGATATTTGCAAGCAGTTGGGACTTCAAAACGGCAACGACTATACCATCCCTGCAAAGCTCCGTGTAAAGGGCGGTGCAAGGCTTTACGGCAAGGGTCACATAAGGCTGAAAACTGCAAACTTCGACTTCAAAATAAATACCGTGCCGAAAGATACAACCATGCGGCAAATGCTCAGCTACATAGCTTCGGCACAAGGAGAGTTCGGGTACGTTGACCGCTTCGGGCGGTACGTCCGCAAATGGTACGGCTCGAGCGTGAAGATACTGGACAACAACACTATCGACCTGCCAACACTGGGAGAACGTCCGAATATCCTCGCAGGCATTGTCTGCAAGGTCAGCGACAGCGAAACTCTGCGGCTGGGCAACACCACAGGCTCGGCAGGGCGTGTGGTGGAGTTTGAAAATCCATATATGACAATGTCGCTGCTGCGGTCATTGTGGCATAGGGTAGGCGGCTTTTCGTGGTATACAACGGAGATTTTTCACCGCCTTGGCGACCCACGATTTGACGTCGGTGACGTTGTGACATACGTCAGCGACAGCGGCGAAAGCTACGATATACCAATAACTAACATAGGATTCAATTTTGACGGCGGACTTTCAGCCGATATTTCTGCGGTGGGTCTGTCGGTGGAAGAACAGCTTTAGGAGGCGAGATTATGGACGAGAACGAGATAACAACTGTAGCTGATACGCAGGCGGAGAATACTGCCGATACAGCGGACACAGGTCAGACAACGCCCACCACCGAGGAGCTTATCCAGCAGCTTACGGCGAGAGTGGCAGCACTTGAAGAAATAGTCGGCGAGGACGAATACGAGCTGAGATACTCAGGAGAGCAGACGGACGAGCTTTTAGACGCCGGTACAGCGGTGTTTCGTGCAAAGACAGCGGCGCAGATAGTAAGCCTTGTGAACAGGCTCTACCCACTGTATATGCGGTGGGGGTCTTTCACGGTGAACATGAAGGTCAACGCCGACAACGGCTCACAATGGACTTACAACACACGCACAGGCATGATACCCTCTGGGGTCACGAACCCTGCGGTGTTTATGGTGTGTGACTGGGGCAAAAAGCACTTCAAGTCGCAGAGTTTTCAATACAAAGTCGCAAGCAACGGCAGGGACATCGACTGGGAGGCATACCTTGAGCACACCTCAGACCAGGGCGGAACATACGCTTTCAAGGTATACTATCTCATAGTCGGCAAAAATGCGGAAGGGGGAAGTATAGTTGGCTAGTTTCACGGAAAATCTCGGACTTAAAAAGCCCGACAGATTGGACAGGTTCAGCATTGAGGACTTCAACGGCAATATGGATATTATCGACACTATACCCGATATGGCGAGCGGACAGAGCCTTGTGGGAGTGTCAGTGGGAGAAGCGTACGGAAATATAGGTATAACAGGCATAGCGGAGGCGGTCGAAGATGAAAATATATGAGGGTACAGACGGACTGAGAGGGCTGATAACAAAGCTTATCGAGGTGTGGGACTTTAAAAAGATAGTCTATGAGGGCGAGGGTGCAACACTCAGCACGAATGATGTTGTATTCAATCTGTGGGTCACTGATGAGGTGTTTCTGCGTGGTCAATTCAGCGACACAGGAACAAACGGCTGGATTGACCTGCGAACGGAAGATTTGACTTGTCCATGTGTTGGAACTTATAGCAACATCTCTCCAAAAAGGCGTTGGGTCATATACAAACAGGACGGCTTGGCAGCCATAGGCATTGACGGCAATCAGAATGACCGCCCAGGCATTAACATCGTTATCGGCGAAGTCATTGACTACGAAACGCAGGAAAAAAGCTACGGCTTGGCAACAAGCTGTGCAGACAACAACATACGGTTATGTTCTGTATTTACTGACGGAATGACGATAAAGTCTGTGCCTGTCAGACCTGTGTGTCGGCGTAAGTGGCTGACCTCTTTCATACCTGTGACATCGTCGACTTTGAACAAAGGCTTTACAAACCTTTATCACATTCTTTCACACACATCGGGGCAGAATGACAGCGACTACTATCCTGATTATGCAGTACCTACACAGACAGTGCTGCTTAACGGCAAGAAATATCTGTTAAGCAGATTTGCATTTGAGATAAAGGAGTGAGCAAGATATGAAACAGAAATTTGCAAAGCTTATAGACGTCAAGTCTATCGTGACGATACTGCTGACGGCAGTGTTTTGCGTGCTGGCACTGCGCCGCACAATCTCAGCAGAGCAGTTCATCACAGTGTTTACTGTGGTGATATCGTTCTACTTTGGCACACAGTCAGCCAAAAGAAAGTCAGGTGATGATGAGTGACGGAAGCAATTATCGTTGCACTGATAACAGCTGCTTCGGCGGTAGTGTGTCAGCTCGTTATAGCATCTAACAGTCGTAAGACTATGCAACAGGCGCAGTATGATAGCCAAAAGCTCATTGAGTACAAGATAGACAAGCTGTCTGAGCGTGTGGACAAGCACAATTCCGTTATCGCTCGGACGTACAAGCTGGAACAGGATTATGCTTTGATTGATGAGAAAATCAAGGTGGCTAATCATAGAATTGACGATTTGGAAAGGAAGTAATTTTTATGGCAAAGACATTCAAGGGTATTGACGTTTCACAGTATCAGCAGAACATTGACTTCAAGAAGGTCAAGGCTTCGGGGGTCGATTTCGTTATCATTCGTGCAGGTTACGGCAAGTATGCCAATCAGAAAGACCCATATTTTGAGAAAAACTACAAGGCGGCAAAGGCGGCAGGATTGAAGGTCGGTGCTTACTGGTACAGTTATGCGGCAACTGTTGAGGAAGCAAAGGCAGAGGCTCAGACTTGTATCAACGCTATCAAGGGCAAGACGTTTGAGTATCCGATATACTTCGACCTCGAGGAGCGTTCACAGTTCGCAAAGGGCAGAACATTTTGCAACAGCCTTGTCAAGACTTTCTGCAATGCACTTGAACACGCAGGCTACTGGGCAGGACTGTATATCAGCCGTTCACCTTTACAGCAGTACATATCTGCTTACGTCGCCAAGAGATACGCTCTTTGGGTCGCTGAGTACGGCTCACGCTGCAACTACGGCGGAACATATGGTATGTGGCAGTACAGCTCCACTGGCAGAGTCAGCGGTATCAGCGGCAATGTTGATATGGATATCTGCTATGTGGACTATCCTGCGAAGATAAAGGCGGCAGGACTGAACGGCTTCAAGAAGACCACCAGCTCGACCACAAAGCCGTCTGCAAGCCACGCCAAGAAGACAGTGACTTATACTGTGAAGCGTGGTGACACACTCTCGGGCATCGCACGGCGTTACAAGACCACTGTTGCGAAGCTTGTCAAGAACAATGGTATCAAGAACGCTAATCTCATTTATGTGGGGCAGAAAATCAAAATCAAGTAGGTAGTAAGACAGCCGTCTCGGACTTTTATGGGTCTGAGGCGGCTGTTTTTGTTGTAT